ATCGTGTACTGCGCCACCGACAGGCGGGTTGCGTTTGCGAAATAGCAGGCGGTCCAGCAGCTCGCTAATGGGTTCAATATCGGTGCCGCCTTTCAGGCCATTGCCTTCCACTGCGCCGACGCTCTCCACGCCGGGAATGGGCGACACCAACGTGAGCTGAGCATCGGCATCGAGGTTGCCGGACGCGCCGACGTCGTCGGCCTGGATGATGATGGTCTGCACACCGTTCACCGGTGCGCTCGCCGTGATGACGTGATAGCTATTGCCGTTACGGGCTTGCATCTCACTGTTCAGTGGGATGGGCTGGGAGCCTTTGAAGATGGCTTTGCCGATGGCATAGGTTGCCGCCTTGCGGATCACACCCTCGGAACTGGCAGTGTCGATAATAGTCTGGTCATCAGATTTAAGTGACGGCACTACCTGGTCAGCAATCCACGACTGGTAGTCATATACGTCACGAACGGCACCGCTGAAGACGATGTTGATGGCGCGCTCAACGCCCACCGGCGGCAGCTTCTCATCCAGTTCAATCTCGATATCCTGTTCGCCGGTTTTGATGAGCTGGCGTAGGCTTTGCACGTTAAATGGCATGGTTTAACGCCTCCCAGCGCTTTTTGATTTCGACGGTCAGGTCGGCTTTGCCCGGGCGGGCCAGTACAACGGAAAAGTTGATGCGTTCAGAGGAGACGATGGCGGCGCTGACCAGAACGGTACGGGCATAACCGTTTTGCAACAGGGGCTGCATTGCCATGCTGGCGTAGTTCTCCACGCGCAGGCGCACGCTTTCCGTGAGCTTCTCGCTGTCGAGAAGCCACAACTTAGAACCCCATGAGAAATCACTGAAGGAATCGCCCGGCCAGCCCCGACGGTCATCGGTGCCGTCGGGGATGACGTCGCTGTCTGAAGCCTGGACGTCGGTGAAAAGACAAATCAGCACTAAAGTAACAAGGCCTTCGTCAGACGAAAGGCCATTGTGGGTTACTTCGATATCACCGCCTGCGGGGAGGTGCCAATTTATTCTGATGGTCATAACAGCTCTGAAGTATCATCACCGTCTCTGTCCTTGTGAAAATGTTTAAGAACGCTTTTGCCCTTAACCGTTATATCTTCACTGAAGTGGGTGGGACCGGTGAAATTAATGAGTTTACTCACAATGTCACATGACTCTTCAGCAACCAGATTAACCGCTTTCCCCCTTATTTCTATGACGCCGCCTTTCTTGAGAGTGATGGTATGGCCCTCGACGTGATACACGCAAACGCCGCCGGGTTCCAGTCCTCGGGGGCGGGATTTCTTGTCCTCGACGGCAATGGCGACCATGCCCGAACGGCGTCCCCCAACGGCCAACACAATCGCTTCCGCACCCGCTGGCGGCACTGATGACAGGCCGTAGTTCTGGAAGCGTTCGACGCTATCGTTGGTCTCGTTCGCCAGGGTTTGCACCTGGAGGTTTTGCCGCCCCAGGCTGTCTGTCACGATACGCACCACCGCCCGGTCCACCATCAGGCGCACACGGCGGCCCATCGACGTGATTGAGCGGGCAAAATTTGCCGGATTCAGTCCCATGTGGCCTCCGATTTGGCGGTTTTCTTCGCCTTACCTTTCTTGCCCTTGGCCTTCTCTGCGGGCAGGTCCATCGCCTCCGGTGGCACCAGGCTAAGTACAGTGATCCGGCCATTGTCATCGTGGGAAAACGACACGGTCTTAATCAGCCAGGTCTCTTTCAGTTGCTGAATTGGGTCGTCGATCGGCACCAAGATATTGGTTTGCCACAGGGGACCAGTGTCGCCGTTTTCTCGCCACCCGGTCACCGTAATCTCGGTGGTATTGGCCTCCCCCAGGGCGCTGGCCTTGTACCACTCCCCACGTGCGCTGGCACCGCTTACCGTCAGGTTGTCTTCGTTCACCAGGATTCTCGGGCGGTAGCGGTTGATCTCCGGGTCGGTGACTACCGTCTGCCGTCCGCCGACTACCTTGGTAGGCTGGTCGTCCCAGGTATCTCCACCGGCAGCCACTGAGCCTTTGACGATGTACTGGCTGGCCCGCTCGCGCCAACTGAAGCGCCCCCGGGCAGCCAGGATATTCTGACCCAGCACCAGCGACACCGTGGCCCGCTTGGTCGAGGCGCGGGTAATGACCAATCGCCCCAGGGCGTCGGAGGTCATCAGCACGCCGCGCTGTTTAGCCAGTCGATCGAGCAGCTCGAAAGCCGTTTCACCCTGTTCCAGGGTAACGCCGCCAAAGGCGTCGCCGGTGTCGGTCTCGGTGATAACCTGGATACCGTAGGGATTGCAGATGGCTGCGGCGATCTGTTCCAGTTTCTGGCCGTGCCACTGGCCGGACTTATCGACAACCGAGCTGTCCACCAGGTCGCCGGTCTTGTCGCGGCCTATCACCCGAATGGACACGTTCTGCGCATCGTAGCTGGGAATGAAGTCGTCGATATAGCCCGTCAACACACGTTCCTGATCGATGGTGACGGTACACGGCATGCCTTGCTTGATTGCGCGCGGTGCGGCCTGTGACCACTGTGACGTCACCGTCAGGTCGAACTCTCCGGCGATGCTGTCCAGGCTGCGGTTGACGGTCATCGCGGTCCAGCCACTCCAGATTTTGCCGTCCACGTTGAGGGTTAACTCATCAGACATTGTCGATCACCTCGATGATTTGCCCGGGTTGAATGAAGGCGGGATAGCGTAGCCGGTTACGCAGCACCAGGCTGTCGCGCTGCTCGGCGTTCCCCAGTTCGCGCCAGGCCAGCAACGTCACCGGCAGCGTGTTAGCCGGCGACACGCGACGCAGCTCAGGCAACTGGACGCTGCGCAGGCGCACGTCGTTGACCACCGCAAAGCGCAACTCACGCAGCGCCCGCCACAGCTCGCGCTGCCCGGACTCCACCGCGATGATGGCCTGCTCGCCCAGCAGCGCGGCCAGGTCGTCACCGGCGCGCTGTGCTTCCTGGCTGGTCGCAAAGGTCGCGGTGGCGATGGTCTCGGCCTTGGCCGCCAGGACAGCGGTGACCACAACCAGGGTGAAGTCGGTGATGTTGTCTGCCATCTCCGGGGAGATATCGACCAGGGCGGTGGGCGTGACGCTGCTGGCGAACCCGGCCTCGGCATCCACCGCCACGTTGTCGGACAGGGACTTGGTCGCAGCCTGGGCGGCGCGGTCGCCGTCCCACTTGTCGCGCAGCTGGTCATACACCTGCAACGCCCACGGGGCCTCGGTGACCAGGTCTTTCATATCGCTGACGAGATTGGTGACATCGCGGATCAACTCGCCAGGCGTCGCCACAATGATGCCCGCCAGGTCTTTGAAGCGGTTGAGATGGTCCATCCAGTCATTGAGTTCATCCGGCAATGTTGGCAGGTTCGCCACCAGACCCTGCATGTCGTCCAGCAGCGTGTCCACCATGCTGCCCAGGCCATCGATAGCCCCGAAGTAGTCGCCGTTCGCCAGGGCCGCTTTTGCCTGGTCAGCGGCGCTCAGAGTGGTGGCCGTCGTGTCTTCCTGGGCGGAGGGGAACAGTTGCTGACCGGCCTCGAAGACTTCAAAGCTGACATAAACGATGCCGCCTTCCTCCGTGCTCAGGCGGTGGGTGACCTTACCGGCCTGCACCTGTTGCACGCCATACCAGGGATGCACCAGTTCGCCCGGGCCTGGGGTGTTGAGCGCGGCCAGCAGCTGCTTGAGCTGCGTCAGGTAGCCGTCGCCCAGGAGAATGCCGGTGACCTGCTGCTGGGTCAGCACTGCGCCATTATCTTCAGTCCAGCCCACCTCTTTACGTGGGTATTCGCGGGGGATGGCTCGGCGGCCCCCGTTACCCTCGATGTCCTTGACATAGAACGCCACGCCCCGGAACGAAGCGTCATGCAAATCTTCCCACTTAACGGCCATCAGTCTTGCTCCACGTTACGCACGCCGCTGGCGGCACTCAGGGTCACGCCTGGTGCATTCACATTAACTTTGGTGACCTGCACTCGGTCATCTTTCACTGTCACCTCGATACTGCCCTGGAGCTGTTGAGGAACCATCGGATAGGCCGGGTTCTGGTTTTGTGGCTGGAGCGATGCCCACGGTGATGGATCCTGATACGTAGGTGCTGAGGTAAACCAGTTTTTGACGTCTGACCACATGGTCGAGCGGTCTGCGTTTTCCTTAGCGCGTTTGAGTAATGCCGATCGCTCTTCGTCGTTTTTGGGGAATGGGACCAATGACGCAATTTCAGTCGCGGTGTTTACGGCCATCCCAACTAATCCACCCGTATTGCTTTTTGGTTTACCTTCAGGAACTCCGGGAATGTCGCCACCGCCCATACCGCCACCAGGCATGTTGGTGACATACACCGGCATCACCCCGGAGCCAAAGACATCCGCAACACCTGCGGGGATACCTTTCTTACCAGGGCGCAGGAAGTCATAGGCACCTTTGCCAATCTGAAAGGCTTTACGAGCAACCAACAAGCCACCGGTGGCAATCGCCACGTTCTTGCCGATCTCCAGCCAGTTCTGGACCGTGTCCTGGTCTACGGAGTTCAGCGCGTCGGCCAGCTCTTGCACTGGCGCTGCCAGTTGATTCGTGGAAAACTTGTCCCAGACATTGCTGAGACTCTGGATGGCCGAGGTAAAATCTTTGGCCGCATAAGCCGCATCATTCATGATGCCGGTACCATCCCCGACCACAGCTTGATATCGCTTGAGGTTTTCGGCACCTTTACCCGATGTGACACTGCTGATAAGCAGGATACTGTCCTGATTAAATCCCGCCCCTAATAAACGCGCGCTCTGTTTTTCAGCCCCCTTGTTGCCTGACTTTTTGGCTACCTCACTTAGCAGTGTTGGTAATTCGCGCATACGTCCATCTTTACCAAATACATCAATCCCGTTTGCTTTTAACGCCTTGGCAACCTTAGGATTTTGCAGGTCACGAATGAGGTTTTCTGTCGCCGTAGCTGCGGTATCCCTGTCACCAGTCGCATCAATGGCTGACTCCAGCACTACGCCAACATCTTTTACCCCAGCAACTCCGCGACCACCTGCGGCCGCATACATCGAGAAGGCTCTAACGCCTTTTTCGGCAATATCCTTCAGCTCAAAAGCTCCTTCCTTACCCAGTCGGTTTAGCGTATCCATCGCCAGTATGGCCTCACGCTCATTCTGTATTTGGAATTTGGTGAAGTTAGAAAATAGTCCCCCAATGGATTCGCCAGTACCGCCAGAACCGGCGATGGAGGCCGAAATTGCGTTACGGTTTTTATACCCGAAATCGATATCACCCGTGACGGTGCCGACCTTTTCAACGGCGCTCACCACTTCACTGTCATCGACCCTAAATTTAATGGATGCATCCTGCATCCCACTCAGCATTGTGGACATCTCCGCCCGGGTTTTCTCTGCGGCGATCCCCATGCGAGTCATCCTGCGATCAACCTGGGTAAAGTTGCGGAGCATGGCACTACCCGCAAAACCCGCAATTATCCCTGTGTAGCGGTTACCCAGCGCATCGAGACCCCGACCCGCAGCTGCACTGGTGGCCTTTACCACGGACATGGCCCGCTCATTACGACGGGCGAACTCGGACATGTTGGCCCCGTATTGTCGGGCCTTGGCGGTCAGATTGCCCGCTAGGTTGATGACGATTTCAGTATCAAGGCGATTTGCCATGCTGCTTCCTCAACTGAGCTGTTATGCGGAACAGTTGCCGCAAGGGCAACTGTTCAAGGTAAGACATGCTGTAGCGGGCGGAGAGGTTGACGAGAAGATTACTGAGTGCCGTCGCCAGCGGCATCAGGTCGCCCCCGTTCGCTCACCTCCATCAGCAGGCCGTCCAGGGCATCCGCTTTCTGGGTCAGCAGGTCCAGGTCTTTAGGGTGAAGCGCATAAAGCTGCTTCAGGCTCAGCGGCCCCGGGATGCTGCCCAGGGTCGCAACCTGACGACGCAGCAGTTCCAGCCCCATAAGAACCTCGGAGCAATAGGCTACCGCCTTGCCGTTCTCCCCGATAACCACACGCTCAGCCGCCAGCTGCGCGTCCACGATGTCTTTTGACCCTAGTTCGCGCAGCGTCACCTCCATATGGGTGGCTTCATCCGTCGTGCCTTTTCCGGTCACCAGACCGTAGATCAATGTCACTGTCATCTGTGCCATGCTTACACCTTCACGCATCGGGTGCCGATGAAGGTCACTTCGATTTGTCCGCTGTCTTCGGCCAGACTGGCCGGGTTTTCCGCTGCCGCACCGGTCACCATGTAGCTCTGGCCGTTGTCACCCTCAAACATGACAGTGACTTGCTCCCATTGGCCAATCTCAATCACGTCCACGTCATCCCGAGCCGCCAGTGTGACCTGGACTGTCGGGTGGGTGGTCTTGCGGGAGTAGCCCCAGTTCTTACCACCGCCGCTGTGCATCGTGCGGTTATAGCCGCCGGGGTTCAGCGTGGACGTCCCTTTGGTCGGCAGTTCGCGTCCGTTCACGCGAATCGATGCTTCACCTAAAATCATGTTGCCCCCTTAGAGCTTGAACTGGATGAGGCCTGCCAACACACGC